CGAAGTACTCTTGGTGGCTCGGCGGCGGGGTGAACTGGACGTCGAGGAACAGCTCATCCATCTTGCTGATGATGTTGTCCGCGTTGTCCGTTTGGGTGCTGGTGTAGGTTTTCTGCTGCGGAACCCACTTGCTGTAGGTCGTGGGGTCGAGACCCTGGACCGTGGTGAAGCCGGTGTACAGACCGTTGGTGCGCTCGTTGACAAACGCCGGGATGCTGTACGGACGAGTGCCGGTGCTGGCCTCCATGCCCCCGTTCGACGGAATGGCGAACAGAGCGTCCTCCATACCGTTGAGGATCGAGGTCCACAGACGCTGCTCCTTGATGCGCTTCAGCCGCTTGTAGGCGGTGTGACGCGCAGCGCGAGACAGGCCGGTGCCGACGTTGAGTTCCACTTCGGCGTCGGTGTAGGCCATGTGGTCCACACAGAAGCGCCATTGGATCTCCCAGTTCTCGACCACCTGGGGGTTCTCCCAGGTGAACGTCTGGTTCGGCTCGTAGTATTGGAAGGTGCTCTCCTCGTCGAACATGATGGTGTCCTTGATCGAGGAACCACCCTGAATCGTCTCGGAGGGGCCTTGCCCACGGAGGAAGCGGCGCAGCAAGTAGTTGTTCTTGCACGCCTCGTTCACCACATCTTCGGCGCTCGTCAGGAACGACGGCCCGGTGGTGTCAATGAAGTCAGTAAAGGTGCTGAGTGCAGAAGCCATGTCTTTCTCCTAGTGACATGCCTAGCGTCGGCCAAGCAGTCGGGCTCGTTCCAGTCGGTCCGGGGCATCGCTCTCAAGCAGCTCAAGGATCTGGTCCTCAATCTGCTCGGAGGTCAGCTCCGGTGCCGCCGGTTGAGCGCCCGAGGGCTTGGACGCGACACCATTCTTGCGAAGGTTACGAAGTGAGTTTTGCGCGGACTCTGCCTCGGCGCGGATCTGGTCCCGGAACTCGAACGCAATCGCATCCTCCATCAGCGCCTCTACCGTGTCGTAGCTGTCGCTGTCGGAGTACATCTTGTTCATGCGTGCGACCACCCGGCCCCACTCCTCGCTTTTGGTGTCCGCGACCTGCGGGTACTTACCCACAAGCCGACTCCTGGCCGAGTCCAGTTGAGCCGCCGCCATCTGCTGTTGCATAGCAGCGAGCTGCTGCTGGAACGGCTGAATGAGCGACTCGTAGGACTTGGCAAGGATTTGGGCGCCCTCGTCGTCCAGACCAACATGGTCGGCAAAAGCCTTTGCAGCCTGGAGCAGGTTGTCCCCAACGGGTTGTCCTTGCGCGGCCTCTGCTGTGGTCGGCTCGCTAGGCTCCTCGGGGCTCTGCTCAGTCTGCTCCTTGTCGGCCTTCTTGGCGTCAGAGAGCATCCGGTCCACATCTGTCTGCACCTTCTTGCGATGGGCAGCCAGACGCAGTACGGCCTCGTCGCTGAGAGCGGCGAGGTCATCTCGGTTGAAGCCGTCACGGCGCAGGACGCTCCATGCGTCCTCAAGATCCGCCGTATCGACTTGTTCCGACGACGCAGGTTCGGTCTGGGCGTCCTCGGTTGATTCGGGTTGTGCGTCCGCAGGTTCGGCTTGCGGTTCTTCGGTGTCAGCAGGCTCGTCGGCATCCGCGCCGTCGATCTGCATAAGGTATGCGTCCTCCCGCTCATCCGCAGTCTGCGGCGCGGGAGTCTCTGCTGCTTCGGGCGCGGCGGCTTGCACCGGCTCGGCAGCCTCAGGCTGGAGATCCGTCATAGTTGGTCGTACTCGATGGTGATGCCCTCTTTGTCGCGGGCGCGAGCCATGCTGTTCTCGATCTCCCGGCGGCTCGTAAAGACCGGGCGACCGCGTTTGTCGAACTCACCCTTGTGGTGCTTCCAGTTGCGGGGAAGCTGCTCGCTGGCGAAGTTCGGGGTCTTCTTGACGATGATGTTGAATCGCTTGCTCATCTCTTGCTGCGCTTGGTGCGCTTCTTTCCAGGAGAGATCCGGGCCGCGCGAGTCGCTGCGGCTGCCCTCTTGGTGTTCTTTGCGACTTGCTTCCCTGCCTTGGTTGCTTTGCGCTTTGCCCTAGTGGTGGCAGCGTACTCCCCCGGGGAGAGGCTTGCAATCGCCTTCGCTGGCATGTAACGCTCGCCCGTGGCGCGGGGACCCTGGGTCGAGGGCTTGCCCGACTTGGTGCGCCAGTTCTCCTTGGTCCAGCGCGTCAGGGACTTTTGCGGCTTCTTCTTCAATCCCGGTAGCCCCCGCCTGCTCGCTTGTATTCGCGGGCTAGAAGCTGACTCTTGCGAGCTGACCATTGGCCTGCACGCCCGCCCTTGTCGCCTGCCTTGATCCGCTCGAACAGGCGCTTCCGCAGCGTGGGGCGGGTGTAGTTGCCCGCCTCGTTGACCCGGCTCTTACCGCTCGATCTGGCCATGGAGTTCGTGGTTGCAGTAGGGACAACTCGGGTGGTAGGTGCCAGCCGCTATCGCGTCTACGCGGGCACCAATGAGGATGATCTCCTTGTCGGTGTGCAACACCGTGGTGAAGATCCACGTCACCAGACCCAGCACAACGCTCGTCATGATGGTGTTCAGGTCGATCTTGACTTGCATGACTACCACTTGACTCGGTCGGCCCAGTAAGCCGCGGACATCTTGCCCTTGGCGATGTTGGCTCGGTGCCTAGCCTTGAACGACGCCCGCTTGGTCTTCATCGCAGCCGACTCGCCCTTCTTGGGCTTGCCCGCTGTCTTGGCGCCCTGCTCACCGAAGCGGATCGTCCTGACCTTGTCCCCCTCCTTGGCCACGACGACGTGGCTCTTCTTGGGGTGCCCAGGTGTCCGCTTCGGCTTGTTGTAGCCGGACACGCCCGCTCGCGTGAGGCGAGGGTCCTTCTTCTTGGGTGCTGCCATCACATCGCGGAGTTGGGGCCTTGCACGCCTTGGGGCGATCCAGCCGGGCCCTGCTGCATCATCTGCTGCATCATGCTGCCGATCTCCTGCACAGCCGCAGGGACCCGCTTGCTCGGTGCGCCGCGCGTGCTGCCAGTCTTGCCCGTGTCCTTCTTGAAGCGCGGGTCCAGCGACTCGGCGGCGGCCATCGTCTGCATCTGACGCTGCATCGACAGGTCCTGGGACAGTCGGTCCAGCAGCGCCTGATCCACAAGCTCGGCCATGTCCGGCGCGTTCATCGCGTTGCCGATCTTGTTGAAGTGGTCCTTCCACGGGTAGTCCGGGAACACCTGCATCAGTTGCAGCGAGTTCAGGATCATCGCGTGCATCTCAAGCGCACGCTTCTGGGCCAGACCCTCGGACGCCCGCTCCATGCTGTAGGGCTCGATCTCCAGCTCCAGGTCCTCGAAGCTGTAGTCGCTGCCCTCGTGGCCACCGCCCTGGAACATCAGCAGTTCCGAGTCGGCCACGCCAAGCTCACGCATCGCGTCAATCCCAATCGGGAACACAATCGAATCGTCGTGGTACAGGTAGAACGCGACGTTGTTCAGCACCTTCACCACGTAGTTCGTGAAGTTCTGCTTGATGAACGCGATCCGCGTGTTCGCCGCTTCCGACGCGATGCTGTGTTCGGTCGCCGTACCAGCACCGGACACCGCGCCACGCAGCGCCTCGTCCATGCCCAGCACGCGGTCGGCCCGGTTCCGGCAGGTGGCAATCCAGTTCGCCTGCTGGTCGGTCTGCCCGCCCATCACGAACTCCTGCACCAGCGCCTTGCCGTCCTCGAACGGCACCACCGCCACGTAGTCATGCTCGACGTTCTTGACGAGCTGTGCCGTACGCGGGTCGTTCACACCCACGATGCGCTTGTGCTTCATCATGCTGGACGAGGCAGCCAGCACCTGATCGTTCAGCTCGCGCACCTGCGCCTCCACCGCCGTCAGCGGGGCCAGCGGGTACGGGTTGTCCGGCACCTTGTACGCGCCGAACAGCACATAGGGCCCAGTCCTCGGCCCATAGAACGGACGCGGCTCACGCACGAACGCGGCCTTCGCGTCGTCGTCCATCGAGCCCAGCGGCTGGTTACATCCAATCGTGTAGATCGCGCCGTGGAAGCCCTGGCTCTCCGAGGGCGCACCATCGAGCTTCGCCTCGGGCACGAAGATCTCGTAGCAGTACACCTCGTCGCGGTTGGGGCCACCCTTGTAGCCGTAGCCGTGCTTGGCGTTGGGGTTCTCGCTGGCGCCAAGCTCCTCGATAGCCTCTAGGTTCCAGCCCTGCTCGGCTTGCTCGGTCCCAAGGTCGATGAGGTCGTCCTTGTCGATGCGCCACATATGGCCGTAGAAGCGGCAGTCCTCCCACCGCTCGGCCTGCGGGTCCATGAAGAACCGTCGCGGCGCGATGCGCTCACAGGTCGGCCAGGCCGTATCCCTCTCTTGGCGCGGCGCGTCCGTGCCCGGAGCCATCGCCTGCTTCTTCAGGTGATCGGGGCGCACAAGGCACACGCCAAAGCCGAGCAGCATGTCCGTGGCAAGCTCGGTCAGCACCGTCCGCAGGCCGAAGTCCCGGGCCCAGCGGTTGAGGCCGTGCCGCATCGCAATCGCCACATCGCGCTGCGCTCCGGGGCGCCGCGTCTGCACCTGCACGCGCGGGTTGTCGTACACCAGCCGGGGCACCATGAGCGACACATACTCGTAGTAGGTGTTCTCGGGGCTGTACTCCGCGCTGAAGTCACCACGCCGGTTGTAGAAGGGCCCGTGGTAACGAGCGACCTTCTCCTCGTAGCCCTCTAGGTGCTGATCTCGGAACTCGATGGCGGCGTTGATCTCCGCCATGAGGTTGCTGGGGGTGGTATTGAGCATCAGAGGTAGGCTTCAGAGTGGACTTCGGTGTGCCCCAGCAGGTCACCAAGGCTGCCCTCGGGGTATTCGGGGATGAAATGCTCCATGCTCATGTCGCGGTTCCACATGAACATCGCGGCGTACCGCAGGCAGTCCATCGCGTGGTCGGAGCAGGTCGGATCGGGCCGCTCCTTGATCGGCGCACCGTCGCGGCTCTTGGCCCAGGTGTAGCTGGGGATCTCCTCCTCCAAGCAGGTCGGCTTCTTCGCATCGATGCGCGTCTTGTCCTGGACAATCGCGCTACCACGAACGATGTAGATGCGGGGGCCGTGATCGACCTTCGACAAACCCCACCGCACCATGTCGATACCGGTGCGAATGGCGTTGCGTGCCTTCCGGGCAATACGGTTACCGTCCCGCCCCCGCGCAGCTCCTAGCCGATCATTGAAGATGCGGATGTACTCAGGCTCGCTGGGGTCGCAAACAAGCGCAGAGAGCGGGTACTGGTCATTGGCGTCCATGACCTGCTCCGCCCACCAGTCGCTAGTCTCGCCTGTCTTGTAGATTTCCAGGACCCGGTACATGCGGTCGTCATTGACCGCCCACACCTGGAAGCAGCCGGGGTGGCGGAGCCCCTTATCGTAGGCTCCAAAGTACCACTTGGGCTCGGGCATATCCTCCGGGTCGATCATGTGGATCGCGGGATCCCACTCTTCGTAGATCGTGCCCTCTTCGCTGGCCCACTTTCCCTCGTACAGGTTGGCCCGACGCGCTCCCGTGAGCTTTGCGAGGATTCCAAGGACGTACGACTCGCCATTCTTGGTCCATGTGCCCTTCTTGTGGTCGAAGTACGCCGGGTTGTCCTCATGCCGCGACAGCAGACGGATGCGCTTGTCGCGTCTGTGGCGCTCGGGGACCTCTCTGAACCCCTGAGGGAAGTGAGTGTTCAGCCAATGGAACTCGCCTGCGGGGTTGGTGTCGGCCACCCGCATCTGCCACGGCATCTTGAAGTTACGGTTCGCACGCGCCAGCCATTCCCAAGTGTCCGCCGTGATCTCTCGGGCCTCAAAGACCACGATCACGTCGTACTGCGTCGAGAATGTCTTTGCCGGTTTATCCAGACCCCCGACAACTACGTGCGAACCGTTGGGGTAGTGGTAGTTCTGCCGCGTGTTGCGGCTGCTGGTGCCGTGGATAGCGGGGTGCCCGGGCCACAGGACCTCGTTCTCCCACTCGACCAGCACCGATTCCGTCAGCGACTCCCGTGTCTGGCGCAGCATCAGCACGCGGATGCCTGCGTACCGCTCACACAGGTAGTTGACCCACTCCAGCAGCGCCCGCGACTTACCAGTACCAGCGGGGCCTTCAAGCAGCAACTCGTTCGGCATGAGCGACCACAGCTCACGCGCCGCCCCGTAGGGCGTGTACTCATGAACGATCTGCTGCTCGTCGCTCATATCGCCAGCATACTCCTGACGCAGAACTGCTGCGCCCAGCGGATCACGCCGTAGCTCGTCGTCTCGAACGCAAACTCGATCTGGTAGCGGTGCCCAGCCTCATAAGCAAAGTGCGTGGTCCCCGGGGTCGCCCCGCTCGCCTTCGCTCGGTAGATGAAGTTGTAGCCCGTGTCATCCAGACCATTCCAATATCCATCGTTCGTGAGAGCGCTGCTGTCGGTCGCGGTCAGCAGGTTGCTGGTCAGGGCATCACTCGCAATGTCCTCGCTCCACACCTGCCGCCCATTGGCGCCGGTCCCCAGCGAGTCCTTGCTGATGTCGTAGACGCGCACTTGGAGCGCGTTCGGGTTCGGGCTACCGGTCGTGTCGATGGCGTCACGGGCTAGGATCACATTGTCCGGCCTCAGTACACGCGCCACGAGCCAGATGTCGTTGCCCTCGATGACTTCGGTGATGTCCATGGTAGAGGTGTGGCGACCCTAGAGAGCAATCCCCGAACGGATCAGCACCCTAGGGTCACCACTTGTCGGGGGTGCTGCAACGACGGTGGCGGTGCGAAAAGTGGGTCGCTGCGAGCTGGCCCCGCGGACTCCCCCCCAGGGGGTCCTAGATCCGCGCACGATTCCCAATGCACTCATGGTGGATCCTAAACCAGCCGCAGCTAACCCTGAAACAACGACCGCACGGACTCTCCTAAACCCGCCAGTCGCGCCTAGCGCAACGCTCTGCCGCACGGCGCACCGCCCAACGCTGTGACCCACGCGAGCAATCACGCGCGGGCTAACGGTAGCGGCGCGGCCACGCATCAGTAGCCAGCTTTCTT